ATGGATCCCGAGTTGCTTCGTAACATTCTTTTGGCTGCCGGTATCGGGGCGGGTGCTGCCGCATTTGGTGGCGGAGGGATGCTGGGTGGCGTCGGTATTGGGGCGTTCCGTTGATCTCCAGGGTCCGCAAGCGTATGCTTGTTGATCTGCGGGCTTGTCGTACAGCGGAGCGTGCTAAGGTTCGCAACGAGGTGTTTGACATACATGCGAAGGGAGCCCTGTGTTGGGCGGGAAAGTGTTGCCAGGAGATGAAGACCAGGAGTGGCGTGAAGAAGCGTTTGGGGAACGACCTGTTCTAGGCCCGTGGGGGGATCCGTTTCATGGGCCTGCTGCGGATGAACCGTTGGAATGCGGTTTGGAGAATCCTGAATCATGCGACGCGTGCCAGTAGTTCACGTTGTTGCGATTGTGGGGATTGCCCTGGGGGCCTTCGTGTGCGCTATGCTGGTGCTTGCTGCGGGGAAACTCTTGCAGGATTTGTCTCAACTCTAGGGAGGTGTTGTGAGCCGTTCGTTCGACAAGTGGATGACAGAGGGCATCAATCGAGGTTTTTGTGGGCCGCCGGTGTGCGCTTTGCATGATGGTATTCCTACTACCGCTGAGGAAGATGTTGCTTTGTGGGAGGGGGAGGAACCGTGCCATCATGTGGTCCGCATGTACCCTGAGGTCCAGGTCAGGTTCGAGGTTGAGGAAAATCATCCTCCTTCGGTTTGGCGCAATGAGTGGACTCCGAAGTTGCGTCCGGTTGAGGACTGAGTGTCACGGCTGGAGGAACTCCGCCAGGAGGCGGAGTGGCGCCGATGCATCAAAGATGAGTCGTACTTCCTACGCAAGTATTGGAATATCGCTCATCCTGCTCATGGTCGAATACTGTTTGATCTTCGGAACGCCCAGTCTTTTGCTTTAGATCATTGGGATGAGAACCGTTATTCGTTGACGTTGAAGGCCCGGCAGATTGGTTGGACGACCCTGGTTGCGGCCCATCAGTTCTGGTTGGCGTTTTTTCATCCCGATCAGAACATCATTGATTTGTCTCGCACTGAGCGTGAGGCCGTGTTGTTGTTGCGGAAAACGAAGTACGGGTTTTCTCATTTGCCGTTGTGGATGGTGAATCGTGGCCCCAGGTCGCTTGTTGAGCATCAGCAGCGCATGGTTTTTGACAATGGGTCGCAGGTTACGTCGATGCCGTCGGCGTCCGATCCGGCGCGTGGCGAGTCCGCCACGCTGATCGTTGTTGACGAGTGGGCGTTCTTGCCGAACCCTGAGGAAGCCTGGGCTTCGATTGAACCGGTGGCTGATGTGGGTGGCCGCATCATCGGGTTGTCTACAGCGAATGGTTCAGGCAACTTCTTTCACAACTTGTGGGTGGGTGCTACGGCGTCGAACAACAAGTTTGCTTCAATGTTTTTTCCGTGGTCTGCGACGGAGGATCGGGACGAATCGTGGTATGAGGAAAAGCGGCAGTCGATGTTGCCGTGGCAGTTGGCGCAGGAGTATCCGACGACAGCCGAGGAAGCGTTTGTTCGGTCGGGTAACCCTGTGTTTGATTTGGATGTCCTTGATGCGTTGGCGGCGGGTTGCCGGCGGGGCGAAGTCGGTTATCTTCATTCTGTGATGCCTAAGGTTGTGGAGTTCAGGGTATGAATCTTGAAGTTTGGGCGCAACCGGATTCGATGCATGGCTATGTGATGGGTGTTGATACGGCTGAGGGTTTGGGTCACGGCGATTATTCGTGCATCCAGGTGTTGGATTTGAATACAGGGGAGCAGGTCGCTATTTGGCATGGGCGTATTGCTCCTGATGAGTTGGCGGCTGAGGTTTTGAATCTTGGGTTGTGGTATCGGGATGCGTTGTGTTGCGTCGAGTCGAACAATCATGGTTTGACGACGATCACGGTGTTGCGCCAGTTGGGGTATCCGAGGTTGTTTCGGAAGCGTACGTTGAACAGTGTGTCGAATCGTGTAACCCAGGAGTATGGTTGGAAGACGACTCGTACGTCGAAGCCGTTGATGATTGATGATTTGGCGACAGCGTTGAAGAACGGTGAGTTGGGGTTGAGGGATCGGAATACGTTGGCGGAGTTGCGAACCTTTACCCGTAATGAGAAGGGATCGATGTCGGGTTCTCCGTTTGATGATCGGGTTATGTCGTTGGCGTTGGCGAACCAGATGCGAAAGTTCGCGCACGCTCCTGAGTACGTCGAGCAGGTCGATGATTACTGGACGCTTGACTGGTGGAAGCGTTTGGCGTTGAATGAGGATACGTCGGATGATCCGTTTCGGATCGGTCAGCATTCCATCCGTGGGACACGTTGAGCGGACTATTAGAGATGCTCGTTCCCTCCGAGAGGTAGTTATGGCAAAGAACTTTGTTTCGCACACCAACGGCACTGAAACCATTGATGGCGCCAAAGGGCAGAACAACAAGATGGAACGCGGCGGTTCTGTCGTGGCGAACCCCATCTGGGAGCCTGGTGGCCCCAACTCGCCTAAGCAGCGTTTTGGTGATCCGAAGTACGCCAACCAGACTGGCGGCTACGGTCAGGTTTCTGTGCGTACCACCCCGTTCAACCAGCATGGGAAAACCGGCAAGGTTGAACCTGCGAAGCCGCAGCCTAAGTTGCGCGGCAGCAACGCTAAGTAATGGCGATCCTCCCCAGGGAGGCGTCTTACGAACAGTTTTGTGTCTACGTTGTGGATCTCAAGGGTCCGAAGACGCAACAGGAGATGGATGAACTGTGGGAGTGGCGGCAGAAACTCTTGGGTATCAGAGTTGATACGGGACGCGGTGAACGAGAAACCTTTCCCCTTGATGAGCAGCATCTCACCAGGGCGGAACGTGGCCGTAAAACCGAGCAGGAAGCGTTATCGCAGGGACGCAACATTGAGAGGTTGCCTGACAAGGCGTATTTCTGATGGCGAATAAAACCAGGGCGGAACTGCATGAGCAGTATACCCAGCGGTTGGAACGCACTCGTAGGTGGCGGGAGGACCAGTCCTATGATCGCACCTGGTGGCGTCTGATCGACCTGTACCGGGGTAAGCATTGGGCGGATACCACTCGTAGCCGATCTGATCTGCTTACCGTGAACCTGGCTTTCAGCACGATCAATGTGATTGCGCCTTCTGTGGCTGTGAACCATCCGAAGGTGGTGGTGGCCGCTAATGATGAGGCCAACTCTGATCGTGCAGCGTTTGTTGAGGCTGTTGTCAATCATTTGTGGCGGCACCACGATTTTCGTAAGCCGTTTCGTCGGGCTGTCAAGGATTTTCTGATCTTTGGGCATGGCTGGGTGAAGACTGGTTGGAAGTTCCTGGAGCAGGAAACTTCTTTGGCGGAGGCGGAGCGGGATCTCCTGATGCAGGAGGCCCGCCTGGAGGTCGACCAGTTCGCTATTGAATCTCCTGATCTGTCGGCATCTTTGCCGACTGATGATGAGATCAACGCTAATCTGCCGGAAACGGCGATGATGATTATTGAGGATCAGCCGTTTGTTGAACGGGTTTCACCGTTTGATGTGTTTGTTGATCCCGAAGCAACCTGCATGGATGACGCCAAGTGGATCGCTCAGAAGATCATCCGACCGTTGGAGGACGCTCAGAAGGATCAGCGGTACAAGCCGTCGGTTCGGAAACGTCTGGATGCGGATGCGGGTGTGAACCCACAGTATGTTTCCCAGTACGAGAACGAGCGTATGCGCGTTCTCGACGAGGACCGGGTGACGATTTGGGAGTTCTACGACATCGCTGAGAACACGATGTCTGTGTTCTCTGAGAACAGTGATGGTTTCCTGGTTGATCCGATCCCGATGCCGTATGCGTACGGGCAACCGTTCGTGATGATTCGGAACTATGACATTCCTGATTTGTTCTACCCGATGGGTGATTTGGAATCAATCGAGTCGTTGCAGTTGGAGTTGGATAAGACTCGTTCTCAGTTGATGAACGACAGGAAGCGGTACGCCCGCAAGTACCTGTACCATGAGCGGTCGTTTGGGCCGGCAGGGCGTGAAGCCCTGGAATCCGACGAGGATGGTCGTCTGGTACCGGTATTGGATGAGAACAAGCCTTTGTCGGATGTTGTCATTCCGATGCCGCAAACCCCGATTTCGCCGGAGATTTACTCTTACAGCAATGTCATCGAGAATGACATCAACACGGTGTCGGGTGTATCGGAGTACGCCAGGGGCGCTATGCCGGAGATCACCCGTACGGCCACTGAGGCCAGCATTATTGCTGATGCACAGAATGCGCGGGCTGCCGACAAGTTGGCGATCATTGAGATTTCGATTTCGGAGATTGCCAGGCGTGTAATCCAGTTGATGCAGCAGTTCATGACTGGCGACCAGATGGCCCGTGTGTCTAGGAACGGTGGCGAATCCCTGTGGGTTCCTTACAGCCGTGACGATATTCTAGGCGAATACGATTTCACTGTTGAAGCCGGGTCAACTCAGCCGATGAATGACACGATTCGGAAACAGCAGGCTGTATCCTTGCTGAATGCGATTGCTCCACTGGTGGGAACCGTTATCGATCCGGCGGCTCTTGCCATCCATGTGCTGGAGGATGGTTTCGGAATCAAGGATCCGCAGAAGTTCATCATGCAACAGCAGCCGCCTGGACCTCCTGGGGAAGCCCCGGTAGAGGAAGAAGCGGCCCTTGCCGGCGGCCCCATGCCGCCAGGGGGGCCACCCGTGCCTGAACCTCCCCCAGGCCCCGGTGTGCCCCCCGCTTTCGCACCTACGGGCGGTGTGCCGCCCGAGTTGATGGCTCAACTGGAAGGCCAGATGGGCCTGGAGTTGCCTTCTTTGGGTTAGCCTGGGACAGAAGTTGTTGTCTATTAGGAGCAACCTACGGACTCCTAAGGGCTAGTGCCCACAAAACATAGAAGGAACGGAACCCATCCAGATGGACACTCCAGAATCTTCCAGCGAGGTAGCGGCGGAACCTGTCGACTCGACGTACACCATAAAGGTGGATGGCGCAGAGTCAGAGGTCACCCTAAGTGAACTTCAACAGGGATACCAGCGACAGGCCGATTACACCCGTAAGACGCAGGAGTTGGCATCCGAACGTCAGCGTTTGGAGCAGGCCGAGGCAATAGTTTCGGCTTTGGAAGCGGACCCAGCGGGTGCGCTTACTGCGCTGTCATCAGCGTTCGGCATTGAGGACAACCGGTCGACTTCTTCCACCGATGAGTGGGAAGATGAGCCGGATCCAACAGAGCAGCGCATCGCTTCCTTGGAAGCAACGATGGCGAAACAGGCGAGGACATCAAGACAGCAGGCGTTGGAAGCGGAAGTTTCCACCCTCCAGGCGAAGTACGGCGATTTTGATGCGGACGCTCTTTACAGGCACGCATTGGAGAACCGGATTCCGAATCTGGAGGCGGCGTACGCTCACATGAACTTCGGATCTTTGGCGACTTATGCAGGGAAACTGCATGAGGAGCGTGAGATAACCGAATCGAAGCGGAACACCAAGGTGGAAACCGGTACTTCACGGCAGGCTGGTGTAGTAACCAGCACGGCATCGGAGAAACCCATGTCGATCCGTGAGGCTTTCGCCAACGCCAAAAAACAACACGGCACATAGACCTAAGGAGTAAGAATCATGGCGGGTAACGCTAACTTTGACGAGATTCTCTCCACCACACTCAAGAACTACGTCCCGAAACTGACAGATAATATCTTCAGTGCCCGGCCGTTGTTCTACGCGCTGACGAACGGCCAGACCATTCGTCGGATCACTGGTGGAGCGACCATCGTCGTACCGATCATTTACGGTACGAACTCAACCGCTGGCTCGTACAGCGGAACCGACACTATTTCGACGACGGCACAGACGGGCATTAGCGCGGCTGAGTATTCGTGGGGACAGTACGCGGCAACTGTGACCATCAATGGCCTGGAAGAAGCCAAGAACAACGGCGAAGCCCAGATCATCGACCTGCTGGAAGGCAAAATCTTCCAGACGCAGGAAACCATCATCGAGAACATGAACACCATGTTCTGGGCTGACGGCACTGGCAACAGCAACAAAGACTGGAATGGTCTGGACCTGATTGTCGGCAAGCCAAACACTTCCCTTGGCGGGATTGATCCGACTGGTTCGGGCAACTCGTTCTGGAAGCCCACTGAGACAAACCACGGTGGTGCCCTCACCACGGCTGGCATGGCGACCCTTTACAATGATGTTTCGGTCGGCAACGACCAGCCGACAATCATTATCACCACGCAGGCTTTGTACGAGAAGTACGAAGGCCTTCTGGACGGTCAGATTCGGTACACTGATACCGATGTAGCCGATGGCGGCTTCCAGAACCTGCTGTTCAAGGGCGCACCTGTGACCTTTGACGGGGCTGCAGCGAGTGGCGAAATGATGTTCCTGAACACCAAGTACCTCCAGTTGGTTGCTCACAGCGATGTCTGGTTCAAGCCGACACCGTTCGTGCGGCCCACCAACCAGGACGCCGTGTTCTCACAGTTGCTCTGTTACGGACAGTTGACATGCAGTAACCGTGCGCGGCAGGGTTACTTGCACTCAGCCACCTGATCCTGATGGGACGAGGGTTCGCTTACGCACACAAGGCAGGGCAACGCCCGTATGGGCAGCCTGCTGGCGACAAGTTTCGGGATTCGACACCACGGCCCCAAACCGTGGGGTACTCCCGCAACGTCCAGCGGGTCAACCCGGTGGGCGGCGCACCCGTTGTCTCAGAATCGGTCAAATGCAGCGCGCTGACCCGCAGCGGGGATCCCTGTAAAGGGCATCCCCCTGCGGGCAGCGACCTGTGCGTTTTCCATAGGGAGTAACGGTGGACATTTCGACCATGCGGTCGTATGTCCGCTCAGTGGTGGACATCGATTCTGCCGACATTTCCGACGACACCCTCAACCGTTTCCTGGGTGAGGGATACGATGTGATCGTTTATTCGGAGAAACGGTGGCCATTCTTCGAGGTATCCACCACATTCGATACGGTGGCCGCCCAGAAGGACTACACGATGGCTGTCATGGGGGCAGCCGTGACGGGTGGCCTGCGAGAAGTCGCAGCCCTACGCACCGATAGTCATGTGGCGACCTATGTGGGCCGCGACGAAGGCGATGTGGTGTACCCGTTGAATGTGACCGGTCAGGGTTCGCCCTGGTGGTGGTCATTCTGGGGGGAAACGGTGCGCCTGTACCCCACACCAACTAGCGTTGAAACGGTCTATCTTCGCGGGTACAAGAACCCGACAACCTTCGGAGCCGGTGTGTCCGATTCGACGGAACCATCCGACCTGCCTGATCCATTTCATATTGTTGTGGCAACGTACGGGATCGCTCGCGCTTACGAGCAGCAGGAAGACCCGACGATGGCTACACAGTATTTTCAGATATTCAACCAGGAACTAGACAATCTGAAAGCCCGCTATGACGACATGCCGGCACCTCAGCCGGTGCTGTTGAACAGCCGAAATGCGTCGAGGTGGCGTTCCCAAACGATTCTTCCGAATCGTCTACGTTATTCCTGGGAGTAAGCGGTGCCCAGCCAGTTCAAGTTAGAAACCCTGGAATCGTTTACTGGCGGTTTGAACCTTCGTACCGATCAGTTCAACCTCGAAGATAACGAATCACCTGATCTTCTGAATGTTCTTGTCGACCCACGCGGCGGCATTCGTATGCGGGACGGTGTTGACCGCCGAAATACGACTGCCTTGAGCGCCGATGTGAAGGGCATTTGGGCGCTTCACACGGATGCCGGCACCAACCACCTGATGGTGAACTACGGAACCAAGGTCGCCTATTCTGCCACCTCGAACTTCACGGATCTGACTGGGATCACCGCCCGTACGGATGGTTCCAGGGTTTACGGCATGACCATGAACAATGTGGCATACGGTGTGTCATACGACAAGGTGTCGTTCAAGTGGGATGGTTCATCGGCCGCTGACCTGGGGGTGACTCTGGATGGTTCTGCCGGCAACTTCCCGCAGGCCCAGTATGTGGCGTTCTGGAACAACTTTGCGTGGGCGGCGTACACCTACGAATCGGGTACCGGTTACAAGTACCGGGTTCGCTGGTCGAACGCCAACGATCCAGAGAAGTGGTCGGCAACCGACTTTGTCGACATCGACAAAGGTGAACACGGTGATTACATCACCGGGCTGTGCCCGATGGGGGATCGTCTACTGATCTTCAAGTCGAACAGTGTCTACGCCATTTTCGGGTTCGATTCGGATTCGTTCCAGGTTGTGACCCTGACAGACAGTGTCGGATGTGTTCCGCTGTCTTCTCCCATATCAACACCGTATGGGGTGTTCTTCTGGTATGCAGATCAGGGGATCTTCTCCTACAACGGGGAGAACTTCACCTGGATTTTCGACAAGATTTCACCAGCCATCAACGATGGGCGCATCACGTTTGCGATGAATCCGCAACTGGCGTGGGGCAATCAGAAGGTGTACGTCAGTGTCGACTGGACGGTGGCAGGTGTAACAACCCGACGAACATTTGTCTATGATCCGACGCTGGGACCAACAGGCGCCTGGGTGTTGACTGACATTGACGCAGGCCCACTGTATTCTTATCGCCCTCCGAACTCGACACCGACGGTTTACGCTGGTTGTGTTGCGAATACCGGCATCATTGTCGATGTCGAGGATGAGCAGAACCGCACCAGCGACCGGTATGTGGGCTCCACGGAGGCCCACATCGCATCATATTTCTTCACCAGGTGGATGACGGGTAAGAACCCGATTGTGAAGAAACGGTGGGGTCGACCGCGGATGGTCACATCCGCGGAGGCAACGATTGAAATACCGATCCAGATTTTCAAGGATTATGACAAGTCGGCATCGACGACCTCATTCAATGTGAGTGTCCTGGGGAAGACTTCTACGTCCAGGTGGGATACAGCCAAGTGGGATGACGCCGATCCAGATTCGGCGTATCTTGCCGAATGGGATGCTATTGCCCAGTCATTGACCGCTGATGTGGTGAATCTGCCGACCCTTGGGACGGCCAAGAGTGTAAGTATGAAGGTTAGTGGGCCAACGTCGGATAATCATTGGGAAGTCAATGCGTTGGCTTTCACCTACACGCCAAGGAGACTCAGGTAGATGGCAACTCTCGCTGTAACAAACTCGTTCTCCGCTGGAACGACAATCGTCGCTGCGGACATGAATGAGAACTTTGACGACGTTGAAGCGTTCGTCAACTCGACACCTGGTGTCGTCCAGAACGACATCGTTGACGCCAAAGGCGACATCATTGCGGCTACGGCTGCTGACGCTGTTTCTCGTTTGGCGGTGGGTACGGACACTCATGTTCTGACTGCTGATTCTTCAGCGGCGACGGGCTTGGCCTGGGCGGCGCCTACGACCGGTGACATCACTGGGGTTACAACTGCGGCTGCTTCTGGCTTGGCCGGAGGTGCGACCAGTGGAACGGCTGCTCTAACTTTCAGTCCCGGTGGTTTGACTGCTGCTCAGAACTTTGGGGCAGACGGTGCGGGAGTGGATATCACATTCCATTCTGCGACCGCAGGCGACAACATGCTGTGGGATGCATCAGAAGAGAAACTGGTCATCACGGGCACGAATGGACAAAATGCCCTAGAGGTTGCTGACGGTGACGTTTCGATCACTGATAAACTGACCGTCACGGGTCAGATTGTCACGCATCTGACTGTCGAAACCGAATCGGGTACGACCCACGCCCCGGCTGTTGGGGACGAGAACAAATACATTCTCACCACCCACGGTACGGGGATCACAGTCACGTTGCCGCAGGACTCCGCTCAGGCATTCGCAATCGGTACGACTATCTACTATGAGCGCAACGGGGCCGGAACGCTCACGTTCGCAGCGGGTACTGGTGCAACGATTACATCGAAAGACAGCACCTTGACTTGTGGCGATAGGTACACGGCTGTATGCGCCTTGAAGATCGGCACTAACGCTTGGTCGCTAATCGGGAACATAGGCTAATATAGATGAGTATGTTTCTTTCCGCAGTCGCCGGTCAAGGCGGCGTCAAGGTTCCCGGCGCACCAGGCACGCTGTCGCTGGCAGCAGGAACTCCCTCCTATTCGGCTATCAACCTGTCTTGGTCGGCACCGTCGGATACGGGCGGGGGAACGATCTCCGGTTACCGAATCAAGAAGGACGGGTCGGTGCTGGTCGCTGACACCAGCAGTACCGGCACGACCTACACGGCCACAGGGCTTACGGGAAGCACTTCTTACAACTTCAATGTGGCTGCTATCAACGAGAAGGGTACGGGCGCTGACGGCAACACACCTTCGTTGACCACGGGGCTTAGCCCAGCCGGTTACTCTTGCGGCGGTTACGGTCCTTCCTTTTCAACAGTGGACACAGTTTACAAGTATTCGTTTAGCGGCGACAGTTGGTCAACGTCAGGTTCGACGTTGAACGAGGCTGTCCGTGGTGGGATGGGAGCGCAGAACGACGGGACTGCCGGTTATATGTTCGGCGGTTATACGTCGGCTCGTAGAAACACTGTCAAGAAGTTGCTTTTCTCCAGTGACGCTACGTCTGTTATCACAGCAACGATGGCCCAAGGAAGACTCTACGGCGGTTCCGTATCGTCGGCCACGAAGGCATATCAGGTTGGTGGCAACCAGTCATCTCCTCAATTTAACTCTGACGGTCAAGTCTTGCTTTTCTCCAACGAAACCATTTCGACACTTTCCAGCATGTTGTCGAACGCCTGCCAAAGCAATGCCGGTATTTCCAGTATCGCTGACGGGTACGGCTGGTCCTTCGGCGGTTACTACTCTGGTCCCACCTATGTTTCGAAAACCGACAAGGTTCAGTTTTCCAACGACACCATCAGTCTTGACACGGGCGATATTCCGTCCGCCGTTACGTCCCCAACCGGCATGTCTAATGATGGAACCGCCGGTTACTGCCTTGGAGGGAACGACGGCAGCCGTGTGAACACCGTATTCAAGATGCCTTTCTCATCTTCAACGTGGTCTACGCTGGGTGCCACTCTCAGCGTGGACTTGGATTCGGGGGGGCCGACCTCCATCAACTTGAAGGACAACTTCGGACTTATGTGCGGTGGCCTCCCAAGTAGCGGCAGTATTAGCACCACAAACAAGTTGACCTTCTCTAGCGATTCGCGGAGTACGGGTGCGGCGCTACCGGCAGACAGGGCGGTAACATACGCTTTCCAGAATCAGGGGTTGTGATGTCTGTAGGACAAGAAATCGAAGAAGCAATCGCTGAAGTTCAACAGTCGCGCAGCCAGTTCCAGTTGGTTCACTTTGTGTTGGGTCAGCATGACACACCAGAAATGCAGTATTACCAGTTGGTGTTGGAACTACAGGACATGGGTACCCGAATCCGCATGGCGAATATCGAGTTGAAGAAGATGCGGATTGACGTTCAACAAATGCGGATCAAGCAAGATCGTCTACTGGAAACAGGCGACGAGGTGGACGCTTTGGAAGCCCAAAAGTTGGAACTAGAGATTGAAGAAAAAGAAGTGGGTGAAAAGTCCACCCTTATCGTGATGCGTGGCGCTGAACGAGAGATGGCTATTCTCGTTGACTTCTTTGAGCAGTCGAAGAAATACACAAGAGCGGAGATCGAACACGCACAGCCAGAGTATTGGCATAAGCGTGTGACCCGTCAGACGAACCTTCAGATCATGTCGGGGAACGTGGGTTGGTCACAGTTGGACGACATGCGGGCCATTGGGCTGCTGGACGAGTTGGTTGAAGCGCGTCAGGACGCAGCGGAAGAAGTGGTGAAGGAGTTGCAGTTGTGAACTACATCAAGTACCGCCTGTCGGAAGGAGTTTGGGGAACTCATCCTTTGACGGCGATCAACGCTACCGCTGGAACCAAGGTCGTGGGCGCGAGCGCCCAATGCGACCGTGATACTGGTTATCGCATCGGATACTTGTCTGACGCTACGGCTGACTTGACAGGGTTGGAAGATTGGGATGTTTCCGTCCTCACCGAAAGCGAAGCGTTGGAGTTCTGTAGAGGCATTTGGGAGGATGTCACCGTAAACGATGACGGGACGTTCTCATCGAAGGAATGCGTGGTTCCGTTTGCGGGCTACACAGTGGAGGACTGATGGATCAGCCGACCGATATCCGACAGGTAAAGATCCCGACCATCGCGGTCGGGCTCATCCTGTCCGTAGCGGTCATCGCAGGAACAATCACATGGTCGTCAGCACGCACAGTGGCACGCATCGACCGCCTCGAAGAGTCGGTTGAATCCATTGAAGATTCGATGGATATGCACGCTTATGCGCGAGTGGAAGATGTTTCGGAAGACATTCGGGATTTAGAAACACGGTTGGCAGCGA